AGTTCTAAAGAAATTACCATAATTACCAACTTCAGACATTATCACAGTTCTAGGGGTAATAAAACCTAATCTATTTTTAAAGAAGAAGATATCTTTAATAGAATCCCCACTAACAAACGTTGGTGACGGATTACTATCATCATCACCAACAAATTTAGTTGACCATTCATCCCACTGAGATACATTGAATACGATATTACCACTACCATCAAAATTTCTCACCAATGTATGTGGCATTGTATTAGGATTAATCAATGTCTCTGTATCAGGTGCAACTGTCTCAGACCATAAACCATTCTCATAAATTAACCAGTATCCGTTGAACGCTGATTGAATATCACCTTTAATAAATACCAAAGCACCTTCATAGCCTAACTTTTTAGGCAACTCTGTATAATTACCTATAGCTTGTGTCCATCCAAAAGAAGCTAAGTTACCATATGTATCAGAAGTTTCAATAGATTTCATATTGGCATTTACAGCTGTGATTCTTACAACAGACCCTACAGCCTCAGCTGTAAAATTCACTGTACCACCATTAATATTAGATGCTATACTTGAAGCCGCACCCTCAGTTGTAGTAGCTCCAATAACATTACAAGTATATGAGGTGCTGTTAACATCTTTCATAATTATTGTGTAGTCGTATGCTGTTGTTGGATTTGAAGCTTTAACCCATACAAAACCATCTTTAAAATAATCTACATTTTCATCCACAATATCCTCAGTTGTAGATGATGAAATTATACCACTGTAATAATCACTTTCAAGAGATTCTAAAACATCTGTTGAATCAACTATAATATTTGATGAAGGGGTTAACCACGACTTACTTTCAAAGGTTATTGAGAAAGAAGTAGTTGGAGCAATACCGTCATATCTAACTACTTTAATATTATCACCATCAACTATATCAACAAAGTATTCATCAGATGGTAAAACCTCTTTTAACCTAGTATATAAGTTTGTAATCCAAGTTTCATAGGTATCTAAACTATCTACGTATGCTGTTGTTGTTCCTCTTAAAGTGAAATAATCATTTTCACGGTCATAAAGTCTTACACTTTCATATTCAGCATTTGCTGTATAACTTATAACATATCCATCAATGTTTATTAGGGTGGTTGAAACCTTAACATCATACATAGTGAATCTATATTCTGTGCTCCCAACCCCCACCCTCGTGTTTCCAAATACGGGTACAGACTCCGCTATTGCATGAGTACAATGATATGCTTTAATTTTATACGGAGCAGAGTTAGAACCTAACCTCTCTAATCTCCTAGATTCAGGAATAATGACCCTTTCTGTAGGATTTAAACCAATGGTATCAAAATATTTAGTAACAGTTGTAGTACCTACACCATTATACGACCTATTAATCATTCTAGGTTGAATATTTTTATTAAGTAGAAAAGTAGTATCTTTTATAGTTACGGCACTATAACCATTAGAACCAGCAAAAGGGTATAAATAGTTTTCAGCATTAGTATCACTATATACTATACCTCCATTGACTTTATTAAACACCTTACCCGTAGTAACATCTACAATTTCCATACCGTTAGCAGTAATTTGAATTGAGTATTTTTCTTCACTATCACCAGCAAGACCCCTATCATAAGCATAAATCCACATATTAGAGGCATAATCAATATTATCATCCAAATCCAATACGTGTGTGGGATTTCTCTTTAATAAACCATTATTAACAGTAGGGAAAGCATTAACAGAATCTTCTACTTGAGTAGGTAAGCGGTGTTCAGCCGCTTGTTGGTTAACTCCACCATAAAGAGACTCTTTTGAGTTAGTTACCAAACCCATTATAAACCACCACTTTGATTGTATTTTTGACCATAACCTGAATCATATATATTATTCTTTTTAGCTCTATCGTTACTTTTCCGTGCAATCATACGGGCTTTAGTTTCATCTTCTTTTGTAAAAGCATAGCTATCAGTATCACCAACTTGACGAGCTTGAAATCTTCTAGCCGCTGAAACAGTGATATAATGTCTTAATGGATGAGTTAAATCATTGAATGGTATATTCCAAATAATCTCAACTGTTTGAGATTCATCAAAGATAAATGACTGTTCAGACTTAGAGTATAATTTCCAGTTCCTCACAATAAGGTCACTATCAGCAGAAGACAAGTCAAGGATGTTAAAAGGGATAGATATGATACCCTCAGTATCAGGACTTAGAACATAATCAGCATCTCTATTAAAGTGCCAATTTTCACCTAATATTTCTTCTTTAGTCTCTTTGATTACATCAAATGCAATCTGAGCTTCAAGTACATTATCAGTGTCCTCTTCATTTTCTAAAGGGGGTTCGTTGATTACTTGTAAAAGTACATTAACAGCGTGTAGTAAATATTTTTGAGAATCGATTTCAAATTCTTGGAAAGCCATAAGAACTCCTTATTGATACCCTCCTAAGAGGGTATTGTAAAGAGCGTGGGTTACACGTTCTTAATTGAGGTCGCACATTGTGGACGAAGAGCTGCAACACCGTTAGAGAAGTATGCGTTGATAAGTTTAGCGTTAAGGAAGTCAGGTTGAGGATTAATATCAACTTTCACATCCCATAGCTTAACCATACCAGCTGCTTCTGTTGTAAAGACAAGACCAACTAGACCAGCTGTAGCTGGAAGGTTGTTAGTTTTGAATACAGTCACACCACCTACCATCTTAACATCACCAATATCAAGACCACCATTGTTACTCGTGTAATCGCTAGAAACGATTGTGAGAGATTGAGGTAGGTATTGGAAGTCAAGAGGGTCAAGAGCACAAAACTTTTGGTCAAGAACATCATTCACTTCCATAGCAGCTGAAGCCGCATAGATAGATTCAATCAGTTCTTGTCCTCTGTCAGCAGCGACACCAGTATCAGCAGCACCACCGTTAAGAGCTGTGTTCACGATAACAGTACCATCACCGTTACCAACAAGACCAGTTGCAAGAGATGACGCTTCAATAGCCGCAGAACATTTACGGTCAATAGCGTTAGCTAATTTAGCTCCGAGTTGTCTTACGTTCATACCTTGAACATCATATCTTGCGATAGCCTCATCCCATTGGTCAATTCTTCTTGATTCGTATTGAGGACGGTCAAGAGCGATGATAATTTCATCTTGCGTACCATTTCCAACTTGTACTTGCGTACCAGCAACATAAGCCGCGATTCCAGTATCAGCAGTATCTTCTTTACCTTCAATGATAAATGAACCAGCAGCAGAACCCGTACCAAGATTATCAATTCTGATAAGGTCAGCAAATCTAGTCATTCTATAGAATGCTTGAAGAACATCAAGTGTTATGTCTCTTGTAAGGTCAGCAGCGGAGTCTGTACCCGTATTTGGAGTATTTGCACCAGTATAAGCCATAATTTATCCTTTCGTTTGTTTGTATTTATTTAGTTGTAGTTTTGCCAAATAAACACCGTTGAAAGAATAATCTGAAAAGAATTACTCGATAGATGTTATTAGTCAGGCTTTATCCTAACCAACTATGACTACCATTATAACTCAGATTATCCTTAAATGTCAAGGATACTGATATTTATTATCAGTACCCTCTCCATAATCTTTCATCAGTCAGCTTCAATCTAGCATTATACTTAGCTCTAGCCGCTGTATCATTTTTACCAGCTTGAGAATCTAAGTACTGCTTATCTTTAAAGATTTCAGCTTGGCTCTCATAACCTTTAAGACCAACATTACCTGAAGCACTGCCATTGATTCTAGTAGGATTAGTCACATCACCAGCGGCTTTTACTGCTTCATACTCCGAGTAAAGCCCTTTAATAGTAAAACGTGAGTTAGAACCCGTAATATCAGCATCAAAAGCTTGTTTTTCTGCATCACTTAAGGTTTCAGAAGCCCAACCTAACATGGCTTCATAATTTTCTTTACCACCAACTTCAGCATGAGCGACATTGATTTTATCTCTAAGCTCAATAGCACCTAACTTAATGTCTCTAATGTCAAGACCTTTTTCCGTAAGAACAGTTTCTATCTCAGGTGTGAGCTCCATACCATTGTTCATAAACTCAGGAATAACAGCCTTAATAGCTTCTTGCTTTTCAAGTTGAATAACATCAGCTTCAACACCGTTTGTCATATTCTTCTCACGAGTTTTAACATCTTCAACATACTGAGCATGTTTGTCTTGTAAGTTTTTATGAGCTTCAGCGAACTGCTCCAAATTCTCATACTTACCTAAAAGCTTTCCATCAGCTGTTACAAACTTCTCTTTGATTTCATCTGTAATCTCAAAATTAAGAGATACTCCCGCACCGCCATCAGAAGGAAGACCAGTAAGGTCTCCAGCTGGAGCTGGGTTTGGGTCATTACCCGCTGGATTACCAGCTGGGTCATTTGGATTAGGGTTTGGGTCATTACCCGCTGGGTTACCAGCTGGGTCATTTGGGTCTTGTGACATGACTTACCCCTTCTCAATGAAGTCTTGCTCAAAGCTAAATTTAAGAGGTCTGTCTCTTAGCTCGGCTTTCGATAACGTCCATACAAGCTGTTTGAAATCTTCTTGATTAATACCGTGTTTACGCATAATCATACTAGGCTTCCAACCTGAGTTAATTAGAGCTCTTAACTCTTCAATAGTACATTTAGTTTTCTTACCCTTTTCACGACCAAAATGCCTACCATTAGCTTCAGAATACTCACCATACTCACCAGCTGTCATAACAGTGATATTAGCTCTGTCCGTTACACCTTCACCAGCATAAGTCTTTGCAAACGCACTTGCGGGTTTCTCTGCTGTCTCATCTACATCAGTTGTAACTGTTACCTCTTTAGCTTTCTTCAGAATACCTTTGAGTTTACCTACTGTGATTCCTAATTCCTCTGATGCCGCTACTTGTGTCATACCGCTGTTCAACAGTTCTTCAATCTGTTCAGCAGTTACTTCTACATTATTTTCTGTGTTATCCATAATGCTTTCCTTTCTATTGTTTTAATGTTAGAGCCATAAGCTCAATAAGACTCTCCAAAGAGAGCCCTATGAGATTACTTCTCGTCAGTTTCTTTTTTAACTTTTGCTCTACGAGCTTTTTCTTTTTTATTCTTTGGTAAGTCAATCGCTGAGATTACCTTACTTTC